TTTCTAAAATTTTGTGCCATATTTTTTTCCTATTTATAATGCAACCGCCATTGCTAATGCAAAGCCAGCTGACGCTGCTCCTACTGGTGTACCTGTTGAATCCAGATAAACCGATTTACTTGCAGGCATTGTACAAAATACATCTAAAGTGCCTGAAAAATTAATTTTAGCTGTAGTTCCTAAAGAATTATTTAAAACTGTAGTTCTTGCAAGAGTGTCAGGTGTTGCATCAGTTACTGTTCCAATACCTATTTCAAAATTTGCTGTGCCTTGTTCGTGAATTGCATAATAAGTTGTATTACTATTACCAATCCCTGCAACAAAAGTTACAAAACCAGTTACAACACCGGCAAGATCTAACGTGCCTGTACCTGTAGTAGTACTAGTTTCTTTTACTCTGTCATTTATTACCAACGCCATAAATTTTCTCCTTAACTCATACTAATAATTGCATTAGCAGGTGTAGTCGGATCAGGGAACGTAATAGTAAAATCACCATTCGTTGCTGTCTTTGCTCCACCAAAATCTAAAACCACTACTAGTCTGTTTGCTGTACCATCAACTGTATCTGTATTGTAAATTGCTGCGTAAGCTGCTGTAAAAGTTGCACTTGACCAAGTTACATTGTCAAAGTCAACTGAAGCAACTGCTGTACTTGAAGCAACTCCAAGTCTAGTTAAAACTTTAACTGCATAGTTAGAGCCTCCGCCTGAACTTACTTCATCTGTAGCTGAATATACTGTACTTGCTGTTGTGTATGGAAAAGATCCACTTCCTACATACAGAGATAGACTAAAGCCGTTTCCACCTGAAGCTTTAAAGTTGTGATTAGCTTCAAATAGAGCACCTCTAAAACTATTAGGTATTATATTTGCCATATTATTTTATCTCCTTAATTATTAATAACTCGATGGGGATTCGGATTTTAATTGAGTACGAATAACTCCATCTTGATATTCATCTCTGCGTCTTCGACCTTGTTGTTCAATCGCATACGACATCAGAGCTTTTTCATAAGCCTGATTATAGTATTGTATCATATCTTGAGGTCCTTTCAAGTATCCATATGCATTTACCAGACAACCATACAAAAGTAAATCTTGATATTTGTTTGACAAATAAGTTCCATTTGTAGCTGGAGCCGGTGTAGATGTTGTATCTGTAATACTAAGAGGCTCTTTATTATAAGCTAGAGTGATTTCATAAGTTTTATCAGGTGTTGGGGCAATTACCCAAAATTCTGTATCCCAATTACCATAATATCTTGGTATTCCTACAGCTTGTGTACTAGGTGTTGCATAGTATTCAGCCATAAAACTAGTGTCTCTTTGCTCTAAATAAAATTGATCTCCCTGAGTATTAGTTAGTTGAACATATCTAATAAATCTTAAATCAGCGGGAATAGTTACATATCTATTTCCAATAATAGCATTTGATGTTGCATAGTGTCTTTCTTCATCAGAATCTACTTCTCTATAAATTTTGTTTTCTGCATTTTTAATAATAGGATTAAGAATAGTAGAACTAAACACAGTGCTATCTACTTCTGTGTAATTTCTAATATCATTTTCTAAATTTGCTAATGTGTATGCCATATTATAATGCCTTTAATGTTACGGGTCCTGCAGAACAAGCTGGACCTCCTCCTTGTATATTACCTGTTGTTGCATTGCTAGTGCTAGTTATATAAAAATAACTTACTGGATTTGTTAAAGGATCAGTTGTTGTAGCTCCTGTAATATTTCCTGAAGAATCTATTTGTCCTAATGCAATTGTAAAACCATTTGCATTATTTAAATCACTTACATTATCAAATGTAGGTATGTTAGCAAACTGTTGCAAATTATAAGCGTCAGCTCCACCTGTTCCTGCAGTTGTTACTTCTGGTGCTCCTCTTAATCTTACAACGTCTCCTGCTTTTCTTTGATGATCTTCTGAGTAAACATTTACATAAGTTGTTCCACTATGAATAATACTTGTAAACGGATTGTTGTCTAATAAAATTAAAACAGCTGTAGATGCTCTTTGTGGTCTTGGATTGTATAAAGCTTGCGGATCTGAACCTACAGGTTTTGGAGAAAGCTGTGGTTGTTTTGCTTCAAACTCTGAGTAATGAACTAATGAACCATTCCATTCTCTCATCATTTCAGAATATGGAAATCTCATTCCTGATCTATCAGAAATTGCTAAAGCATTTTTTCCTCGTGCGTAGCCACCCATTATACACCATCCCCATAAAATGTTTGTGGTGATATGAAACTAGATGTACCTTGGTTGTCTGCATCAAGTGCTCTTAACATTTCACTTTCATAAGTTCTTTCTAATGATTGTGTTCTTTCAGGATCAAATTTTAAACTTAAATAATAAGCAAGACCTGACATCATGCATGGATAAAATCTATTTACAACATCTGCTGTATTTGTATATGCACCTGCATCTTGAATTCTTGCCATATAATAAAAACAAAATTGAAAATTACTTGGTGTAGTTGCATCAGATACACTTGCACTAGGTGTTGCATATAAAAAAATACTTGGATTTAATTTTCTTTGTGCATAATATTGCGAAGGTGTACCTTGTGTTAATTTGTTTGGTGTTTGTGAATAAGCTGATCTATCTATTTTAGTAAGTGCAACATCTACAGGTGCAGTTGGAGTAGAATTATTTCTATAGTAAGCTTCTAATACTTCATCTAAATCATTTGGAAAATTAACAGAATCAGTAGCAAAACTATATTCCGCTTGACCTTGTACTAAAGGTATTTTAGCTAATTTTATTTTCCATAAATGAACGCCTCTATTAGCCCATTCTGAAAACATTATATTTAATGATCTTCTTGCAGATCTTAATTGATAACCTGTTCTAGTTCCTCTCATATTTGTTCTTTCAAAAGCTTCTTCAATAATTTCATCCATAGATGGATTAAAAAATGTTTCACCTGAAGTTGGAGGAGTTGTAAGGGCAGTATTACCCATACCTGAATGATTAGAACAATAATAAAATAAAACTGGAGCGCCTACAGTTTGTACTGGAGCGACAACAATTGTAGTATTCGCACCAGCATTTCCGGGTGTTCCTGTAGTAGTTACACCTGTAGTGTATGCTACTCCTGCGCCACCACCTGGGGCTGTTCCCCAAGTTCCATTTGCTGTTGCTGAAAATCTTAAAGGGTGTCCGCCACCAGTTCCATTTGTAGAATCTGATTGATCAAAAATGTAAGTATTGCCTTCTTGCAATTCTAGAACCGGACTAACTTCTCCATTAATATAGAACTTATTTGCACCAGCACTATATTGGTTCGTTCCAGTTGCAACCGTAACTGTATAAGTAATAGTCGCCATGTGTAAACCTTATCCGCCAGTAATAGTTACTGTAGCACTTCCTGATGCTCCTGTTAAATTATATACAATTCCTTCATCAAAAAGAATTCCAGAACCTGGTACATAAACTTCTAGTCCTTCTGTTCCAAAATTATAAGTAGCTACTAAATTACCTGCTGCAGCTGCTCCGGATGTTGCTACGTTATGTAATTTTAATTGAGCACTTGCTATTCCTTTTGCTTGAATAGAAGTAATTCTAGCTCTACCTGCTCTTGCTAAAGTATCAGCTCCTACAGTATCTAATAAAAGGGTTGTTTGGTCGCTTGAAAATGATCCGCCGCCTGACATATTTTTCTCCTGTTAAATTGTGTGTGGGCCGAAGCCCACACTTAATTAGTTATTACGATTCTTTAGCAAATACACCTTGCACATCAACAACTGTCCAATGTGCTGTTGAGTTTAAAGATGCACATACTATGAAATCACCAACTTTTGATGTAGATTGAGTATTAATAACATCTTTATCGTCTGTTAAAGATCCAGCATACAAAATACCATCACTAGCATTTGGGCTAATAGTTAAATTATTAGCTCCATCAGATCCTGTATTTACAAAAGTAAATACTCTTCCAATAGAAATTGCAGGTAAAGTAAAAACTACATCTTTAGTAGATGATGTAAAAGTTTTACCAGAATCGCCATTTACTACTGTGTAGTTAGCGTCTTTGTTTTCTAGATTAAATCCAGTTAATCCTGCTTCGTTAAACTTACCTTGCAGAACTGGTCCTCTAAATAGTGTTTTAGCCATAATTATATTCCTCCTAGAATATCTGAATACTGTCCTCTAGGGTGTCGACTATACGCGTCAGCATTCATATATTGTTTAAATGTATAGTGTGTTGTTTATACAACACTTTTTAGTAGAGTGCAAGAGAGCCTGTAGTGTGGAGTGGATTTATTCCAACGATGTAGCTTTTGATTAAGTAGCTACAGAAACTTGTGGAGCGACATCCTCAATTTGATTCTGTCTATGTGCAATAGCTGCTTCTTCCAGCTTGATGTCAGTAATGACTCTTTTTACTTTGTCATCAATCTTAACCATCTCAAGAGTATATCTATTATTATCTAGATGCTCCTGTTGCCACTTCAACTCCAAGGACCTTTTTTGTTTGTATAGGTCTTGTATCATCAATAACCTCCTCATAAGTTATTCGATTTATCTCGTTATTATAGTTGTTTCCGAGATACTC